AAATGATTTACCAAAATAAAGGAAATAAATATTTTGTCAACAATTTTATTTATGGAGTCCCCAGACCCTCCCAAAAATTGGGAATGAAGCAATCAAGATCAGAGATCAGGTCTATTGTGGACCGCTTGAAAAAGGTTCTTGGGGTTTCCAGGGATGATGAAGTGGCCAAGGCCTTGGGGATGTCACCCCAGAGTCTCAATGGCTACAAGGACAGAAAGAAGATTCCTTATGATAAGATTTTGGAATTTTGCGAGAAGGAAGACGTTTCCCTGGATCATGTGATCTTAGGGAAAGGCCAGGTTTCAAACTTGGATCATACTAAACAGATTATTGATCAGAATAAACGGATTAACGAACTGGAAGGAGCCATTTCATTGGCCAAAGAATTATTGAAAGGACAAATATGAAAAATTTATGTAATGGTACAGAGTGGACAAGGAAAACCAATTTATTATGGTCCGGGGTTTTTAATAGGGGTGTTAAATGAAATATAAAGAGACTTCAATCATTGAATGCCTAGATTATCAATCTTGGGATTTACACAAACTCTGTATGTATCACATGATTGAGCTTGCTGAAATGAACAATATGAAACTGGAATTGAAAATTCTTGATGAAGAAAAATTTAGGTTTCAGACGATTGTTGAAATGAATGATTTAAAAGATCAAAAAAATTGGTTTGTGGATCTAATGCAGTTTTTTAGAAACCATGACATTGCACCGGGAAAAGTGATTTCTTTAAATCTGGAATGTCAAAGAATAAACCAAACATTGGAGATTTTAGAAAATGTCTAAAAAAAGAATATCAGCGCAAAAGATCAACGGGTCCTGGGGATGGATCGGAAGATTTCCAGATCATCCCAGGAAAGATGGAAGACCTTGTGAAAAAGTCTTGAGTAACTTTGAAAACCATCCAGCAAAACTGAACCAAAAAAAGAAATATGTTCCAGAGTCTGATGAGGTTTTAAATCAACTGATGGATCTTTGGTTTCTAAAAAGGCTGGAGATTGAAGAAGACAAAAGGAAAAACCCTTTTAAATATCAACTGGAAGATTTAGGAACCCTGGAAAATGTCATTCTGGAATATCAGAATTCCAATTATTTCAATTCCAAATTATCCAAATCAAAAAGGAAATACCGATTGAATCAGCATCAGTTCTGGATCAAGAAGCTGGGGAAGCTTAAGGTTCATGAAGTTCATCCGGGACTGATTGAAGATATCAAAGATGAAATGAGAAAAAGTTATAAACCTTCCACCATCAATGATTATCTGAATGCATTGTCAGCAGTCTATAAACAGATGGGAAACCATTGGAGAAAAAACAGAATCCCATTGATTCCTGAAAATCCAATCCTGGAAAGGGAATTAGTTGAAGAAACGATTGACAGAGTTTTGACTCTTGATGAAATGGACAGACTCCTGGATGCCACTTCCAAAATTGAAAAAACTTTGGATATTAAGGGCTTTGATCTTTGCATTAATCTGGCACTCGATACCGGGGGAAGATTGCGTGAAGTCTGTAAATTAAAATGGGATAACGTGGACCTGGAAAAAGGCTGGATCAGTTTTTTGAAAACCAAAAACAAAAGGCCCAGGACCCTGGAATTATCAAATCAGGTTTTACAGATGTTCAGGGATTTCTCCAAGGTCAGAAGAATTGACAATGATTTTGTTTTTGCAGGGAAAAAAAAGAATCATACCGAATTCAGAAAGCCCTTCGATAAAGCCCTTAAAATGGCCCGTATTGAAAACTTTTCCTTTCATGGGTTGCGCCATACCTTCGGCACTTACATGGCCCTGAATGGAATGCAACAAAACAAAATCAGTTCAGCCATGGGTCATGTCCAAACAAGATCAACTGAGCGTTATTTGCACCTTAGACCAGAACAGACTGAATCGGCTGGAATCATGGAAAACCTTAGATTAAATACCGATAAAAAACCGATAGCAGTCTAAACCCCTTGAAATCATTGAAGATCATCAACTTTGCCAAGGTTGAGGTCGCCGGTTCGAACCCGGTTTCTCGCTCCATTTCTTCAATGATTTCAACCACTTCATTTTTTTTTATCAATTACCGATAAAAACCGATAACCCTAAAATTCCACTTTTTAAGGGGTAAATTACCAATAAAAAACCGATAAAATTTAAGCTCGATAAGACCACAAATGGGGCCTTGGATGGGTGGAATTGTCGAGGTTTTTTTGTCCTGCTATATTAAGTAGGTTCGTTAATAAGACCAAATCGCGGCGCGTGGAAGAGTATCAAGATGAATGAAGCGCTTGCCGTGATCGCCTTTCTGCGAAATCCCTACTCCCGAGAACCCGATTCGACGCGCTTCCTCGACTAAGGCGAGCGCACGCGGTCCGTAAATTCGAATATCCGCGGCCTTCGATTGCAGATGAGCGCTTTTCGGGTATCCGCCTTCGCGTTTATTATGTTCTTCGCAACGAGCGCCAGATGTAACCGGAAGCGGTCCGAGTTTGTCGCGCAATAGCTGAAGCATTCGCATGAACTCGTCGTCCATATGCGAAAGGCCACAACCGCATTTGCACTGCATTTCGGCGCGGCTAAAGTTAGGCGTAATCATGTCAAGCATGAGCGCCCCCGCCGTAGCGATAAAAGTTCTCCGTAATATAAGCGCCCAGCTTCACAATTTCCCCGCCATCGACTTTTCATACTCGGCGAGGATCTTGTCGTCGAGGTCGTTTTCAGTCGATTTGACGAGTTTTTCAAGGAGCAAAAAAACTACTTTTATGAGTAGTTTTTCGCTCAAGAATGAAAGCGCCATGGTTTTAACGGTTCCCGCGATTACGGGTGCAAGTGTTGCGATCATTATTTTCTCAAGTTAGCGAAGATAAAATCTTTTTGAGATTCTAATTCGCGTTCAATGTTATCAAGACGCGCCGACACGTTTGATATGTCCGATGCCATTTTGACGGTCGAGTCTTGCGTTCTTATTATGAGCGATTCAAATTTTTCTTGATTTAATTTGCGTTCGCTTTTCGCGGATTTGCCTTCGTAGTGGATATACCATCCAAGCGCAACCAACATTCCGCACAAAACCATCTCAAGCAAACTAGCTTGAGTTAAAAGAACGTCTGCAAATCGATTTGGGATATCGGTCAAATCGGTTTGTGCTGGCATATGGTGATCCATTAGGTCGGTTCGCTAGGCCAAGTTACGTTCTGCAAATTTCCGTTATCGTCAAGCGTCGGCGTTGCCGTAGATGGCAAATCGCGCAAAGCTTGGCGATATGTTGCCCACTCTGTTTTTTTTGAATCTGTAAGAGGGGAATCTGGTATTTGTGTAAAATCAGAAGCTTTTAGTAAAATATTTCTAATTCTTCGCATTTCGAAATTTGCATTCATCATACACCTCCTAAATATTTAATTGTCATTGATGCATCACAAGCATATGTACTCATTGCACCTGAACTACTTACGCGAAATTGAGGGTTTACTGTTGTTGTTTGACTAGCACTCGCTAACACTAAACCGCCCCCCATAGTGCTGAAATTCAGATCGTCATCATTTCCCGAAGTATGAAAAGTATCTGCGAAATATCTTGTACCAGTTCCACCAAAATCAATTTTCCCGTCTGCGTATGTGTAACCCGCTCCAACTCTTACGTTTATCTGACATAAAACTTCATACCTACCCGCAATATCAAAAGTAATGGTGACTGTCCCGGTCCCTGTCATGGTAATAAAATTTGTTGTAATATTATTTGTGACTGCAGAGGGAGATGTATAAGTCGCACTTGCACTAGGGTTCCACGAGGTCCATCTTAATGCACCCCCCAGATAGTTCATTCCAGACAAACCACCATTTAAAATGGCACGTTTTTGACCTTCTGACGTAGTAAGTGTCCCACTAGAAACATCAAAAGTACCGCTTCCCGGCCCAGCTTGGACAATTGCTTGCTTTTGAGCCGAGGAAGTCGTAAAAGTTCCACCAGAAACATTAATCGACGACGTACCTGTATGAATAATTGTCCCATCGTCATTAATTTCAATCTTTGCGGACGCGTCGTCGTTTTGTATTACAACATCGTTACCGGAATTCGGTTTAATTATTCGATCTGCCATTAGATTACCTCACAAACTGAGAAATTTACGTTTTGATAAGACCCGTCAATCGTTGCGCTTTGCATTTCTGGCGCGTCCAATAAATAACAAAATCCGCTGTATTCTTGCGCTTCGCTTTGTGCCGTCGGCATCCCTTGAAGCGCGGCAATCGGAAACGGTTTTGAGCGGAAAGCGTAATAAAAATCAAAAAGATTATTTGCTTGCGCGATTGGCAAAACTGCATCGATGGTGAATTGTTTTGCGACGTTTTTAGGCGTTTGACGATATCCGCCGTTGATCAACGGTTTGCGAATTGAAAAATCTTTGAGTGCCTTGGAAAACCCTATTTGTGGATTTTCCAGGCTTATGCAAGCAGAAGCGCGAACAATCCCGACACGTACCGGATTCTTGATCGCGGTAATCGTTCCATCCGTTACCGTTCCTGAAAGCGTTACGTCCGCGTTCCCCGTTCCTTGTCCGACGATTTTTGTGACTTGATAATCGACCCCGCCAATCGTAACCAACGATCCGACGCGAACATTCCCATGACTAATGCAATTCACTACCGCGTCAGATGAATCGTCAAAACGTCCGGTCGCGCCGCTCGATTGATTCCATTTCGCAATCGCATTTCCTTCGATCGGCGAGTCTTTGAGGTCGTCTTGAGATTGCAGAACGATCCTAATCGTTCCCGCACCCAATGCGGACCCGTCAAAATTATTTTGAATCGCGTTCTCAGTCGATCCTAAACCAAGCTCAAGAATCACCTCTTCCTCGCCACCGTCTCCGAGCGTGAGATTTGCTTGAAGCTCAAGCGTATTTGGTGCGCCCGTTAATGGATCGCTTAACGTGGTGTCGCTTGTCAGCGGTGACGTTAAAACCGTACCCGTAAAACCCGAAATCGTAAACGGATCGAGCGAGCAAGGAATTTGCTGATCGTTATTGCGTCCAAGTATTTTGAGCGATGAAAATTTCGTTGTGTTTAGAACCTCGCTGTAAGTAAGGGAGTTGTCAGAATCGGTAATTTCGATGATCGCATTGTCCGCCATAAGTCCCGAAACGAATACCGCCTGAACGCCCGCGCTTATGGTCGCAGTTATGGTCGCACTCGCCGAATTCGCCATGAATACGTTTTGCGGAATATCATTTGATACATTAGAAACCGCATAACTCGAAGAAAACTGAGCGCCAGATGAAACGGAAACCGCGGTGATTTTGTCGTCGTGTAATATCTTCATTCTTGGACGTAGGGCGTTAGCGTTGCGTCGCCTTCGATGGTTGTCGTAAGATCGTTAAAGTTCCACTCGATTGATCGGATGATCATGTCCACGTTGACGAATTCATCGCGTCGATTAAAAACAACCCGATCTCCTGGTCGCCAATCATCGTGCAAATCGTTAATTTCTGCGTTGATTGAACCTTTTTGATAAAAGGTTTTCATCGCGGTGACGATTGGATCGAGGATCGAACTCGCTTGATCGATTCCCGTAATTGCCGCGTCAAAGTCCAAGTTTTTCCCTGTATCGTCTAAAACTTGAACTCTTATGCCTTCAAGTTCATTAAGTCCCGCGCTTCCGAACGAATTAAAATATTTGAAGTTACCTCTTATGCGATTAACTTCTTGCGGTCCTCGAATGACAATATTTAAAACATCGTTTTCGCTAACGGTTCGATAATACGCTGACGATGTTGCTGGCGTGTGCGCTTTGTCAATAATCGTTAATTCGCGATCTCCATCGGTTTGCGAGGGCAAAATAAAATATTGATAGTTGACCGATAAACAAATTTTTTTAAATTCAGTAAAGGAATCGACTGAACCCTCTTCCAAAATAAAACTAACAGTCGGCGAAGTGCCTGTTTTGTTCGAATCGACCGAACTACTTTCCAGCATATAAAAATAATCATTGGTAATGGTTGGAACCCCCCGACCATCGCGGCTAGTGCTGTAAACAATGAATTCGGCAAAATTTAAAAACGTCGTTCCTCCTGTTGCCGCGACTTGCGTTATGGGATTTTGCATCCCAGTCCCGCTAAATTGAAACGCTGTATCAGAAGCGTATGCATGGGTTGATTGATAAGCTTGAATATTTCCTGAATTTATATTGCCGCCGTCGTCTCTTTGATCGTGCGAATATCTTACGTTTCCGGTGCTTGTCCATGTTGAAGCATTACCATTAACCAAGATCGTCGGCGTTGTGCTTGTAAGGTTGTCAAAATATAAAACTGTTTGAACCGCTGATCCGCTAATATTGTCAAATAGATTTGCTTCTGAATCGTCACGATAAGCTTTTGATTTGTCGATTGTTCCATAATAAAACGGTATTTTTTGACCGGATGTTTGTATTTCTCCTCCCGTACTCCATCCGACGCCTGTCCCGCTCCTTATTTGTCTAATCGAACAGCGCACCGATTCAGAATCTAGCGTTTGTATGAATAATTGCCCTTCAAATAGGTTGTAAACGCTTTGATATTTAATCCCGATGTAATAAGGCCCATTATCAGAAAGTATTTTTGCGTAGTTCGATTGTCCGAATGGATGATTTGGGTTGTTCGGTTCGTTTGATATAACAATCGTCGCGCCACTCATTTCAATTTGTCCCGATCCCGTATCTTGTAATTTGAGATTCGGAGCGCGTTGGATGAATCCATGATAATATTCGCCGTTTGCGCCAATATGCCCATGATCCGAAATATAATATTTCGCATTCGTTCCCGCGGGGTTGTCGGCTGTCGGCGTGACCATTTCGATCTCGACTTCAAGCGAAGGCATCTTGCGAAAATTGCTTAGATTCTAACGCGGCAAATTCGCCGAATTGCTGGGCGCGTTGCACGACTTCGACGCGTAAATCGGAAAGCGCTTGATCGATTTTGCGTCCCGTCCCGTCGTAGATGTTGATGATCACGCCTTGAGCAAGATTGCGGTTTGGCGTGACGTTCCCTCCGTATTGGCCCATGGTGAGCAATTCGGGACCGCGTTCTCCGACAAGATACGTTTCGCCTGGTCGAACATCGCCACCCGCTTGTCTTTCAGGATAGTTTTGCGATGCGATTTTGCCGACGTTTGCAATCGCTAAAGCGTAGATCGTACCCGCGGCAATTGGGCCAAATACGCCCAATTGCGCGAAAGCTTTTGACGCGGCTTCCGCGGCATTGATAGTTACATTCGCAATCGCCGCGGCTTTATTTAAGTTAAAAAGTTCGCGTGATTCGTTGGCAAGAGTCGAAGTCATTCCCGCAATCGTGGAAATGGTAGATTTTGCAACTTCACGTGTCAGCGCTTTTTCTGCTTCAGCTTCTTTACGCGCTAATTCTTGTTCTTGCGTGACGCGTTGCTCAAAAGCCATAAACGCTTCCATTTGCGCCTGCTTTTCTGCTTCTAATGATTCCGCTTGTAATCGATTTTTTTCTTCAATATGTTCTCGAAGTTTAGCCGCGGACTCGTCCATAACCGCCATCCCCTCGCCATAGAGCATTCTTTGTTGAGCGAGCTTTGCGTTCAGGTTTTCTTGCGCGATTGCGGCATCGTTTGCGGAGTTTGTTTCTTGGATTTGTGCTTTGACCGCTTCAATTTGTGCAGCTTTTTGCTCTTTGATTAAATTAATTTGAGCGCGTATTTCATCGCGTCTTTTTGCAAGTATTTGAAATTGTTTTTCTGCTTCAGCGCGAACCTCTTCCTCGGTTTGAATTACGTCTTCTAATGTTGCTCCAAAAAGCTTAAATTCTAATGAAACCGCTTTGCCTGTTTTCCTTAATGAATCAAATTCGTTTATTTGCTTTTGAATAAGTTCAAGAAGTTCGGGCAAAGGTTTTGCGGCTAATTCTGCTTTCTCGAAAAAAGGAGAAAGCGCATCGTTTGCGACTTGAATGACTGGACTAAAAAACTCAAGCATAGAATTTTTTAGAAGCGTGATCCGATCATTAAACTGTTCAGTTGTTCGAATGCCTTTTTCGTCAATAACTCCGCCATAAGTTTCTAAAGCTCGCCCCGCGCCTTCAATCGCTTCCCGTCCTTGCGTTAGAAACGCAAGCATTCTCACGCCTTTTTGACCGAAAAGATCGTTTGCAATTGCCGCTTCCTCGCCAGAATTTTTTATTCTTTTGAATCCTTCCGCGGTTCTTAATAAGAGTTCATCAAGAGGGAGCAAATTCCCAGACGCATCCTTGAAAGAAACGCCTAAACGGTTAAAGGCATCAACTGCACTCGTAACGCCTTCAAACGCTTCTCCGGATTTGATTGCGAATTTGCGAATTGCGGCATCAAATGCGCCGATTTCGGTTCCGCCTAATTGCGCCGCAAATCTAAATTTTTGAACGCTATCCGTTCCAATATTTAGAGATGTCGCAAGCTTGCCGATATCGTCTGCGGTTGATCGCAATTTCCCCGCTAATGCTCCAAGCGCGGCGGTTCCTAATAAACCCGCAACCGCGGTTTTAAGACCGCCTACGGATTTATTGAGATTACCCATCGATTTACGAACGCTTGCAAAGGCCGCTTTCGTTTTATCGATTCCTCGGATTTCGACTGTTGTCGCTACGCTCACGTTTTGCTTTCAAATTAAAATATGCGATCCAGCCCTTTAGCTCGCACTCGGAAATCTCCAGGATTTCCGAGACGGTCTTTTTAAGCGCTTCCGCTAATTGGAAGAGAACGAAAAGTTCTGAATCGCTATTCAGTTTTTTTCAATCTCGTCAATCGAAGGCGAGATTTCATTCATCCGCTTTGAGATCCATTCCAAGACTTCGCCGTCAGTTTCATCAACCAATTGATCAAGTTGATTCATCTGGAAAATCGGCTTACCGTCTTTATCTCTTGCGCGGAATATGATCTGAGACGCGGTCGCTTTGTCGAATTCCTCTTTCATGTAATGCTTGAGGACAATCGATTTCTGCGATAAGCGCATCGACGATCGGAAGTAAATGGTTATTGATTTCCCGCTATCGTCAGTCCATTGCGGAACCTCAAGCGAATACAATTCGCCTGAGAGACTCGCCTTGAAATGATTCTTTGCGGCTTTTAATACGTCCATCCTTACGCGTTATTTAAGGTCAGAACTCCGGTTCCCTGAAACGTAAACGAAAACCCAATCGGGCTATTTAACGAAGACGTAATCGAAAAACCCGTCAGAACAATCTGCCCAGAATAGTAATCACCGCTTGAAGTCCCGACCGGATACAACTTGATATAAAAAGTCGTATCACCCGCCGCGAGCCCGGTTTGAATTGATTCCATCGAGGTATCGTCGTCGTTCCATAATGCATCCGCACTACCTGAGAACGAGGTTTGACCAGGAATAAAAGTTTTTCCGAGCGCGGTTCCCATTGCGCTGGTTTCAATCGTGTCAGCCGCTTGTTCCAGCGTCCAAGATTGAAGCGATGCAATCGCTGAGTATGTTGAATCATCCGGTGACGTTTGGAGAACGCCACCATTTCCGCTTGCTGCTGCCATAATGGTTTCCTTTCAGATTAAAGCGCCGCGTCTGGCGCGTTCTCCGCGTTCTGATACACAACCGTGTAAGAGTGCGCGATTTTCCCGATTCCGGTCTTGCCGTCACCGGATAAAGTAATCTCAACGCCTGACAAATAAGAGTCTTGCGCGAGGTTATTGATTTCTATATCACCCGCCATTGCGACCTCGACCTCCTTCCCGATTGCGTCCATCGTGTCATCGATGTTCGATGATGCGCTGGCGTAGCCTTCGATTATCAAAGTCAGATCGCGACTCACGTTACGAGTCCCGCCCATCGATTGAATGCCGACTGATTCCTCTTGCGTATAGACGCAAAGACCTGGAAGACCTGCGGATTCCATCGGATAGATGCGCGACTGAAAAACATTCGATCCCGTCGTCGATAATCCCGTCAACGTCGTTGCAACCCGTTCGCGGATTTGCCGTCGTAAATGATTCGCCATTAAGTTCTCAACCTGAGATTCGTCATTCCTTCGCCGTCGGGTTGCACTTCTACAATCGTGTAGGTCGTTCCCGAAATCGCGATTGTGTCGCCTTGCGCCACGTTATTAACATCGCTGGATCGAACAATGGCGACGGGAGTCGAAGTCTCGACCCCGACCTCGCCGCCAACGTCCTCGAGTGAATATTCGTTTTTCAAGAGTGCGGTAATCGTTGACGATGATCCGGCGCTTGTATCCGTAAAGGTCGCATCTGAAATGCCGAAATCCTGCAAGAACTCCAACCGCATTTCATCGTCTTCGACTGCCATTACTCTTTTTTCCGTTTCTTCGGTTTCGTTTCAGACTTTTCCAAACCGATGGATCGATTTGAATCCGCCTTAACCGCTTTTTTCATTGCGAGTAAAGCGTCCGCGTCCTCATCCGCCAGATCATGAGTTGATCCAGCGGTGAGGTGTTCGCCCTTTACCGCGCAATCGCTAAGAATCGCGACTTTCATCAGGTCGTCAGATCCAAGCAAGCGGCGAAACTCTGAGCGTGACGGACCGCGACATCAACCTCTTGATGTACAACGATTCGAACGCTTCCGCTCGCAGAGTTGGTATAAGGATCAATCAGAACATCCGGTCCACCTCCGAAAACGCCGAGCATAAGCTGGGAGAAGTCGCCAAAGATCAGAGCAGAACAAGATCCTGATGTTGATCCTTTGGTCAGATCCGATGGGACGTTTGTGGTGATTCCGATGTCGTATCCATACAAGTTATTGTAAGGATCATTCATGATCATGTGGGAATCGGTTGAAGCGACTCTGACGGTGTTCGCCATTTTGCTTTTGACCTTTGGATTCGTAAGAAATGCGAGCGTATCGCCATTGATTGCGGCGTTATCGATCTCGACCTCTTTAACTAAATCCGTAACCGCGGCCCATGTAGGAGCGCCACCGTTGGTTCCAATTGCCACGCTACCGATTCCGGTCGTCTTTGTGATTCCGGTCGGCTCGTTGCTGGCATCGCCCTCGATTGCCACGTCCTCGATCTTATTCGCTACTGCGGCCAGAAGATCGTCGCGCACGATTTGCTCGATGCTAGGATCAGACTCAAGGAGAAGCAAACGCGATACGTCGGTGCGAGCGCCAAGCGTTCGACCTACCATCGTGATTTGCGCCGTCGTTTGAGTTTGATCGGCTACGCTTCCAGACTCCGCAACAAATGCGGCGGCGGCTCCGGCGCTAACCTTCGGGATTTGGATTTTGGTATTCAATCCCGACATGATGCGCATTCCCAATCCTGGCAGAACCATTCTTGCGCGTAATGCGGTCACAAACTCATCAGCAAGCTGGACGCTAGGAGCAAAGAATCCACCGGAAGCATTAGTTCCGACGGTAAGCTCTCGCTTCATCGCAGGATCGTAATCTCTCCAAGCAAAGTCAGGGATATAAAATCCTTGAGGTTGCTTCCCTCTTTTAAGCGCGACTTCTTGATTCATTTCGGCTTCGAATCCGGCTCCTGACCAATCGCCACGGCTTGCGGCGTTCAACGCTCTTAGCATTGAATAGGTGCGCTTTTCTTCAACGGGCTTCATGACGGGTTCAGCGGCTGAATCAAGCGGCTTACTTTCGATATGCTCAAGAAGAATTCCGCGGAACTCTTCAAGACTTGTATTTCTTCCGATTGCTTCGTCGGCTAAATCGCGTTTGTTATGACGCGCCGCCAAAGCGAGTATTTCTTTATTGGTCTTTGAGCGTTCCGCCAAAGCCTTTTCAATATCGCGAGCGCTAACTTGCTCGACTGCTTCTTGATTTTCCATCGTCTTAACTTCCTGTTTTGATGGTTCTTGTAATACTTTCGCTCGATTCACTCCGACGCTAGTATCGGCGGGGACCGAAACGACTGAAATCTCCATAATCCGCGTTGCTACGCGGTAAACTGAACGCCCCTCGATTTTCTCGTCTTGTTCTTCCATCGACCTGATCGAATAGCCAATCGAGATATTGGAGAGGATACCGTTTCGGATTTGCTCAAGCGTTTCGCGTTGTAGCTGGGTTGACGTTCCCAATCTAATGACCGCACGACTTTTCAGGTCGCCGTCGCGTTTGACGCTTTCCACAACTCCAAGAACTCGCTCCGCGTCATGCATAAACAAGACGGGAGCGCGACCGGATTCCAGGAAAGAAGTGTCCATTCTTTCCTGATCAATTATTTCGTAACCAAACTCGCGCAAAACGGGTTCCTCGCTGACGAAAGCGACGTTGAACCTTGTTTTCTCTTTGTCGTCTTTGCGAAGTCGAACGGAGCGATAAAGAATCGTCGAATCTGCTCGCTCGTCCTCTTCCTCGTCCTCGCCATAATGCGCGTTCTCTTCCATGTCCATTTCCATTTCTTCCTCTTCATCATCATGAATTTTTGCGTATTCGATGATCACCGAGTCGGGTGTTTCCTCGACTCCGATTACATGGCGAGTTTGGTTTTCTAGATCACTCATCTTTGCCCTTTGTGCTTAGTGGATGCGCTTCTGGTAAAAGATCGGTGTCATGCTTGCCACCTCGGAAGCGTAAATTTCTCAAAACATACAGAAATGAATTGACGCGAGCGTATGCCCAAGATTCAGCGTTGCCAATATTTGGACGAACGCTGGACGGGTTCGTCTTATAGGCGGCGACTCCGCGCTCGAACACGATCTCAAGCGTCCTCAAGGTCGTTCGTTTCCGCGGGTCATCGCCTACTTTTTCGCGATGTTCTTCCAATTTATTTTCAAGCGCTTTTTTGATCGCTTGATTTTGTATCTGCCTTTGGTGCGGTTCGATTGCGGGTTTCAACCTGGAAAGCGGAAAAGCGACGACGCGATCCGATTCCTCGTAATTCCCATCGGTCAAAACGTAAACGCGGATTCGAGCGACTGGATTTTCAAGAGTCGCTTCGACTGTTTCCTCCCCGACTTGCGTTTCTCCCTCGGTCCGGATTGAGACAATCCGACCGAGAAACATTCCCTTTGTCGTCCGCCAATTGACGAAATCGCCGACTTTGAAATTATGATATTCCTGGCGCTGACGTTCATCGATCTTGTTTAATTCTGCGACTTTGCGATCCGACCAATCGCGCCCTTCGAGATATCCCCACAAAAAAGAGGCGATCAATCCAGCCCCGGGGTAACCGTCGGCGGATTCGTTACCGAGTTTGTTTTTCGAGACTTCAAGATCGACCGCATGGCGAGCATGAAAAGAGCGCATCCGTTTTACAACGTCAGGCGATAGCTCTTGACGCTTTGCGAGTTGATTCGCTCGGCGCACTCCGACAAGCGTTCCTCCGCGTTTGAACTCGCGTCGCCATTCAAGCCCCTTGATTGCTCGCCTTTGCATCGCTTGAGTTGGTGTCAAATCGATTTCCTCGCCCTTATAAATCATCGGAATCGGTTTCGGGTTGCGCTGGTAACTTCGGCCCGAGCGGTAACAAGTTCAAATCAAGTCCAAACTTTTCCGCAAGTTTCAGGTCCGCTTGTATCTGAGAAAAAACCGCTTCGGAATCGCGACCAAAATTTGCTTGGATATCGCTTGGAGAATAAATCCCGTTTTGCATTCCCTCGACGAACGCTTTTATTTCTTTTTGCGGATCGATTGGAGAAAAGCCCCGCCCCTTGAAATGGGCGGCGCTTGCAAATTTATCGTATCGATTATCAGGAAACGGA